CAGGAACCAAGCGTTCGGGTCGGTCAAGAAGTGGTTCACGGTTAACCCACCGGGGATAGCACCCATCTGCTTCAACGCGTTGATGTCGTTGTCAGCAGTGCCGACACGCAGCTCGGTCTCAAGCAGACGAGTTGCAACGAACATCAGGCTCGGGGGAACAACCAGCTTCTTAGGCTTGGCAGCGATCAGCAGACCGCGTTCGTCAGTCCAACCGGCGATCTGAATGACGGCGTTCTCAAGAGAAGTCTCGTTCAGGTCGGCGCCAGTGGTGGGACGGTTGCTGTTCACGCCACCAGAAACCAGCGGGTGAGAGGTGGAGCACAGAACCTGGCCGTCACCGTAGGTGGGGCCGCCAGTGAAGGCGTTGTTCAGAACGTAGGCTGCCTTGACCTGCTTGGTGTAAGCCATCGCACGAGCCAGAGCCTTGGTGTAGCGGCTCGACAGACTGTCGTACAGGTTGTCTTCGATCGCCTCTTCGGTGATCGAGAAACCCATAGCGATGGTCTCGTGGTTGTAACGAGCGGTCCATGCTTCCTGTGCGTTGTCGTACGCGATGGCCGCACCTTCGTTCTTCACCGGGGCTGCGGAGAAACCAGAGAGCTTGGTTTCTTCTTCGAACGAACGCTCGGAGGTCTCCGTTTCGTAGATCTCCTTGTGCTCTTCGCCGTAGCGCTTGTACTCCAGACCGAACAGGGCGTTCAGGCCGGGCAGCAGCTCTTTCAGGAGCTGGGAACGAGAAATAGCAGCCATTATTCAGACTCCTTATCAGACGCCAGTGGCGAGGTTGTACGAGTGAGCGCCGAAGTTCCACTTCACCAGCAGCTCGGGGTAAGCATCGTTCTCGGTGCCGGGGACGACGCCGACGATACGAACAGCCAGAGTGTTGGTAGAAGCCAGCGAACCGCCGTTAGCGCCCACAACGACGTTGACACCGCTGTTGCCAGTGGCGGTCGAGCCCGCGCTGAAGTTGCCCAGAGCAGCGTTCTTGCCGATAGCGCCAGCAGCGCCGTTGGTCAGGGTGCCGAAAGCAGCCGAACCTTGGACTTGCATGACCAGATCGGGATCGTCCGCGACTTGGATGTACACCTCGGTGTAGCCGCCAGTGATGGCGTTAGCCGGCAGGTACTGAGCCCAGAGCGACTGCTTGGTGACCGGATGCACGAAACGTGCGCCCAGCATCACGCCGATCACGCCAGCGGTGGTGCCGGTGGTGATGGTGGCAGTCAGAGCCTGCGGGTTGCCAGCCGAAGAGAGCTGGATGACGTCGCCAGCGAACAGCGCAGCGCTGTTGTTGGTCGACACTTTGATTTCACGGGTAGAACCCGCGTAGGGCTGACCACCGATCAGTTGGACCGGCTTCAGACCGTAGGGAGAAGCAGTAGCTGCCATGTGAAACTCCTATTAGTTACCACGACCGAAAGTGACCTTAGTTTGCCGATCACGGAAGAGCGGCATACGCGGGTCGTTCTCTCGCAGATAGTTGTTGTCCACCGACTGCATCTGAGACTCCGTTTGACCTCGGAAGTACTCATTACGCTGATCGACGAACTCCTCTGGGGTCTTGCAGAGCATCAGACCACCAATCTGGATGCTGTCCGGGTAGGCGCTATTACTAGCACCAGTGCCCATGAGCTGAATCTCAGGGTGTTCCGAAGCCTTGACAGGCTCCCAGCCTTCACGCAGTTTCGAGGACACGTTCATGGGATCATTGTTGCCCAGCGTACTCACGCGAATCCAGCGGAACGCGTAACCCGGTTCAGGGTTCGGGTCCGGCAGGAGCTGCGCCGGCATCCAGCGTTTCGGGCGTTCAGCAGCAGCCCGATTGTCCGCTTCGCGGTTCGCAGTTTTGCGCGGTGCGCGGGTTTCAAAAATGTCTTCCACGATCAATTCCTCATCATTTGTTTAGCAACCTCGCGAGCGTACTGTTCCAGAGGAACACCCAATCGCTTGGCGATATTCACCTGTGTCTGCGTCAGCACGATCTTCTTGGGCGCTGTGCTACGCGTAGCCGGTGCTACGTTTGACTTTGTGCGCTGAGGAGTCGCATCAGCGGGTTTCTCCGACTCAAACGCATCGGGAAACACTTGGCGCATCCTAGCATCAATGCGCCGGTAATACTCATCGGAACTCGGATCAACCCCAGATTCGACCAGCTTGGAATGAACTCCCAACGCAAAGCTGGTCATCTCGTGGTCTTGGCCAAACCATTTGTTCCTACTCTGCCAGTCTGCAGCTTGCGGGTCTACCGTCGGCTGCTGAGGCTCGGTTTGAACAGGTTCCGGTGTACGTACCGGTAATTTAACCTCATCTTCCTCCGTTTGTACAGGGGCTTTGAAGTTAGCCAGCCGGTCCGCTTTCATTTTTGCAGCGGTCAGCTCTTCTTGAGCAGCCACCACTTGGTCCGAATCGCCCGACTCATAAGCCGCTTTGTAGCGAATCTTGGCCTGTTCCAGCTCCATAGCCGCAGCGCGCTTGGCCTGCTCGACCAGTGCTTGCTGGTTCTGGTTCAGAGTACCCTTGAGCTTGCGGTTCTCTTCCAGAATAGCCTCAGCAGCACGCAGAGCTTCTTCACGTTCCCGCAGCGCGGCTTCCTTGGCGCGACGCTCCTCGTGGTAGCCCTTGGTAAAGTGCTGGATGCGCTTGCGTACGGACTCGTCGTACTTGTTTAGCTCATCATCAGTGACGTCCTTCGGAGCTTCCTTCATCGGCTTGCGACCGCGATCTTCCTCCGGGGTGTCGTCAACGACTTCAATCTCAGCATCAGCCGATGCTTCGGGCTCAGGTTCTACGACGCGACCACCCTTGCGCGGATTCTCTTCCGGCTCTTGCAGGTCGTCGAACTCGAACTCAGTTTGCTCTTGGTCTTTTTCGCTCATTTGTTACCTCCAGCCAGTCGGCACTTCAACTCGTAGCCCATCAGCGGCCACAGCTTGTCCACAGCGTTCTCGCGTGCGATCTTTCGTCCGATCTCCGCGTCGAAGTTTTCCGGGCTGGCGCAGGCGCTCTCGCCGGTGACGGTGAAGCCGTTGCGCAGCACCAGGACGCAGAAGGTCAGTAGTTGCAACTGCGGAAACTCCGCACCAAGCTCAGGATCACTATTGGCGAGAGCGCCTTGCGCGCCTTCTTCGGCGGTGAAGAAATACTCGCTGGCGATGTTCGCCTCGATGTCAGCCGGCGTGATGCGCGGTGCCTTGTCCGCGCCTTTGGCTTTGATGAGCTGCTCGACCGCTTGGTCGCCGGTACGCGGGGATTCAATGTGGAACATGGCTAGCTCCTCAAGCACGCTTGATACCACGCGGGTCTTCGACAACTGCCTCAACGGAATCATCATTTACGATTCTAAATTCACGCCCGTGAATCTTCAGTCGGGTGCCGGTGTTAGGACGGACCAGCACGAAGTCACCAACCTTGCAGCTTGGGCCGCTCGGAAAGCGCTTCTCGTCCTTGTACGCGTCGGGGCCCATCTTGATGACGAACAGCACAGGCGACATCACTTCCTCGAAGTGCATCGTCTGACCTGCTTTGAGCAGGCCGCTTTCGTACTCTTCTTCAGCCTCCGGCAGCGCACACAGCAGATGGTAGGTAACCGGATCGGGGAGCTGTTTGGCCTTCTGCTCTTCCTGCTTGTTCAGGATACCAGACAGATCAACAGCAGCGGCTAGATTGAGATCACTCATCGTCTTCCTTCAATTTACGCAAGAGGGCGTCAAGTTCATCCTGCGCGATCAACAAGCCTCTGACTTGACCGCACAGGTATTTGTACTCAGCGTAGTCGGGTACTACGCCGGTACCTAGCGCCTCAATAAGCGCCTTGCGGCGCTCATCGAGTTTGCTACCAAGATATTCTAGTAGCTGTTGCTCCATTATTGGGCTCCTGAATCACCAAGATTATTGGTATCGTTCTGCGCGGAGAGCATCTCGGCAATTCGCAGCGCCGTATCCCGGTCGGCCTGCAGAATCTGCGCATCTTGGGCGCGGCCCATGACACCGACCTTGTAGGCGTTTACCACGTTGGACTGCTCCTTGAGTTCCTCGTCGGCGATCTGCTTGCGCTGCTTGAGCGCCAGCTCCTGAGCCTTGATCTGCGCGTCGAGCTGGTCCTTGGCTTTTTTGCGCTCGACCTCGGCCTGCTTGACTTGCAGTTCGGCTTGCTGGAGCTGAACCAGCGGGTCTTGCATCTGCTGCTGAGCCTGCTGCTGTTGGGCCTGAGCCTTGTTCTGGGCAAGCAGTTGCTGTGCAGCCTGTGCCACCAGTCGCGAGAGCTGGACCTCGACATCTTGCGGCAGGTCTTCGTCCGGGTTGGGCATCGGCACGCCGAGCTGCTCTTCGACCTTCTTGCGATAGGCGAACGCCAGATGTTCCGCGATGTGCGCCTGAATCTCAGCCATGAGCTTCTGCGCCTGCGGGTTCTGGCCGATCTGAGCCATCATCAACGGGTCTTGGATCAGCGAGTTGTGGACGGCGATGTGTGCATCGTGATCTTGGTAGATGAACGCCTTGGTCGGCTTGCCGTTGAGGAACGCCATGTTCTCCGAGATCGGATCACGCGGCTTCATGTCCTCGTCGACAGGCACCAGCTTGTCCGCGTTCTTGATACCCAGCACCTCGATCATCTGCCGGTGGAGCTGTGGCAGATCGTAAATCTGCGGAGCGCTCTGGCTCAACTGCACCACGGCTTGGTACTGCATGATCCGCTGCGCCATCGTCGCACTGTTCGGATCGCTGACGGGGATCACCTCCACGATGTCGTAGTCAGCCTGCTTGGCCAGACGGTCGCCGCCCTGCGGGGTGTAGTCGTACTCGGTCGGTGCGCTCTCGCGGATGATCTCTTTGAGGAGCTTGAACTCCTGTTTCATCGCGTAGTGGACCCGCGCCTGCACGGCACTCATGGTCTTCAACTGGCGCTCGAGGATAGCCAGCGTGGTACCCACCGGAGCGTTCGCGCTCATGTCGCTGATCTTCATGTCAGGGATAGAGCCCAGTCGGCGACCTTCCTCGGTGATGCGGTCGAGCAGTGCAGCCAGCACTTGGCTAGGCTCCTTGTACGGCAAGGACATGATGTTGTCCTTGATCGTGCCGCTCGGAACGTCGACGTCACGGAACTCACCCGGGGCGATCGGAGTGTCGTCGCCCTTGATACGCAGACCACGCGACTTCAGCCCGCCCGGCAGGTTACTCAAGGTGCCCGCGTCGATGAGCTGACGGATCAGGCTGGTGCCCGCCCGAGCGTAGCCCCCGATGATGTGGATGTAGCCCAGACCGTATGCACCCAGGCCCGGAATGTAGTCGTACTGGACAAAGTGTTGACGCTTGGAGCGTGTCGGGTCTCGCTCGTCCCAGTTACGGTAGACGGCCAGCACCTCGCTCGAGCCCTTGTCGATCGTGACGATGTACGGCAGCGCCACGCCATCCTCATCCTCGTAGCCGGGCAGGTCCAGCTCAGCCTGAATCTCGTAGATTTGGTAGCGGTCGTCGTCAGTGAGGGTGTAGCCCTGAACCTCCGACTTCTTCTTCTCCACGTCCGTGTGGATGCGTGCCGGCTCGCCGAGGTCCACGTCGCGATAGAACCCGCTGACCTGCAGCTTACGCACGTCGTTCTTGGTCTTGCGCATGATGTGCGTGACGCGCGGGGAAGTGCGAGCGTCGGACGCGCCGTACGGGATGATGACGTCTTCTGCTGCGCAGTACACCGCCGTGGCGCGGTCAAGGCTCGAGTCCTTGTACACCTTCTTGAACGCACAGCCGGCAAGGCCGAGGTTGAACAGCAGCCGCTCATGTTCAGGGCGATACTCAGGCATCTCCTCGGTCAGCTTGTAGTTCATGTCCTCGCGCACACGCTCAGCCGCTTCTTCCTTGAGCTTGTCGATCGCACCGATCACCTTGGTCTTGACGGGGCCCTGCGCCGGGAAAGTCTCGATGATGGTCTCCGACTGGAACCGCACAGCAGCCTCTACCAGCAGCGGGGAGTACACGCCGCAGGAGCCCGTCCACGGCTCGTTGCGCTCTTCGTACTTGAGCCCCAGCACCTCCAGACCTTGCACGTAGGTGTCTACCCAGTCCTTGCGCGACAGGATGTCCGCCTCGACTTCACCCAACAGGTCATTAGCCAAGGATGCGAGGTCATTCTCGTCCATGTACTCGGCAAGGTTGGAGTCGAAGGTAGGCTCTGGGGTAGCGTCAGGCTCAAGCTCGATCTCAAGACCGTCGATGCCAACAGTCACCGAGTCCGGGTTCTCAATCTCAATCTCGATCGCCGGCTCATCGGAGTCCGGCATTTCCTCGAGGGCGTCAAGCCCCAGCGGGGCGGGGTAAAGAGTTTGTTCCATCAGGATTTCCTTGTTGCACGGTTCGTGCGAGGGTTGTACTTGAACGTACTGGCGGGCTGCTTCGATGCACGAGCTGCCCGATCCTTCGCACGCTCTTCTGCGGTCATATTGTCCCGCTTCTGGCCCTCGGGCGTAAGTCTTTCTGTACCCGGATAGATGTGCCCGCGCTGCTCGAGAATCTTCAGCGCCGTGGCGCGGTTGCCACCTACCTGTGCGGTTAGCCGGTCGATGAGCTGGTTCTTACCCATGTGTGCTTGGGTTACTGGTTTGTTAGCCATCAATAGTACCTCTTTCGACGCGACTGGATGAAGTCATCATCGTAGCGATCCGAGTCCAGCTTGACCAGCCCGCCCTTGCGAATGCGTGCCAGCGCAAGCGTCATGGTATCAACCTCGTCGTCGTGCTCACTGGACGGGAACGCCAGCCACTCTTCAACGACCTCAGTGGCTCACTTGGTCTCAGGCACCCACACGCACCCACTGGCGAACATGTCGCTGACCGCGTTGAGCCGTGCAATCTTGTCCTGACCCTTGCCCGGGCTGAAGTCCTGCACGAAGATACCCGACCTACGCATCTCATCAATCAGGGGTTGCCCTGACGCTTTCGCTTCGATGATGACGCTATCCGGCTGCCAATACTCGAACTGCTCGTGCGCCACCTGCTTGAGGTCGGGGAACTCCCACTTGCCCTTGATGCGGTTGAGCAGGATCACCTGTGGCTTGTCGCCGTCCTCTTCGTTGTTGAACACGCCCCATGTCTGGCACACGCTGTAGTCCGAGCGCTCCTTGGTCGTGAGCGCCGTGTCCCAAGACTGCACGATGAAGTCGCAGGCGGGCGGGTCTTCGTCCGGCCACCAGTTGATCCAGTCGCGCTTGATGATCGCC